GAATTAAAAGCTGTAAAAAAGAAACAAACTAAAGCTAAGAAAAAAGCTCCAAAGAAAGTTACTTCAGCTAGAAAAGCCAAAGCATCTTTAAAAAAGAGAGCTAGTAAAAAATGAGAAAATTTTTATTACTAATATTCTTATCAGTAGGGTTATCTCAAATTACATTTACTGATGAAGAGGTGAAAACCCTTGAGAATCAGTTTTTACAACTAGAGGTTCAAGTGGATTCATTATCTACACAAGATAGTTTAAAAACAATAGAGATAGATTTATTGGAACAAAAAATTAGTTTATTAGAAGAAGATGTAGCTCTTACAGAAAAGAAAGCTAAGTTAGTAAAACCATCTTGGTATGAAAACAAGTGGTTGTATTTTGGCTATGGTGCTGTATTATCGTATGCAGTAACTACACTTATTAATCAGGTTGGAAATATTATATCATAATGAACGATCAAATACATAGAAGTAATCCGTCTTATAAAGAAATAATAAAGAAAGAATATGTAAAATGTGCAGGAGATCCTATATATTTTATGAAAAAGTATTGTGTTATTCAACACCCAATAAAAGGGAAAATACCATTTTCTCTTTATGATTTTCAAGAAAAAACCATAGAAGATGTTATACAACATAGATTTAATATAATATTAAAGGCTCGACAATTAGGTATATCCACAATTACTGCTGGATACTCTTTATGGTTGATGACTTTTCATAATGATAAGAATATCTTGGTTATTGCTACGAAACAAGAAGTTGCTAAAAATTTAGTAACAAAAGTTCGAGTAATGCATGCAAATCTTCCAACTTGGCTAAAAGCAAAATGTGTTGAAGATAATAAGTTATCATTGAGATATAAAAATGGTTCACAAGTAAAAGCAGTATCAAGTGGTGAAGATGCTGGTCGTTCAGAGGCACTATCTTTATTAATACTTGATGAAGCGGCATTTATTGATAGAATAGAACCGATATGGGCAGCGGCATCTCAAACACTATCAACGGGCGGACAATGTTTGGCACTATCTACACCCAATGGTGTTGGTAATTGGTTTCACAGAACTTGGATGGATGCAGAAGATGGTTTGAATGATTTTAATTTTATGAAACTTCATTGGACTGTACATCCTGAGAGAGAACAAGAGTGGAGAGATGATCAAGATAAATTGTTAGGTCCTTCATTAGCAGCACAAGAATGTGATTGTGATTTTATTACTTCTGGACAATCAGTTATTGATGGTATATTATTAGAAGAGCAATTAAATATAAATGTTTGTGAACCAGTAGAAAAGCGTGGAGTGGATTCTAATCTTTGGATATGGAAGCCAGCAAACTATTCAAAAGATTATATAGTATGTGCAGATGTAGCAAGAGGAGATGCAACAGATTATTCAGCATTTCATATTCTTGAAATGGAGACTTTAGAGCAAGTAGCAGAATATAAAGGAGCTATATCTACAAGAGATTTTGGTAATATGTTAGTTAATATAGCTCAAGAATATAATGAAGCATTACTTGTTGTGGAGAATAACAATATTGGTTGGGCAGCAATACAACAGATAATTGATAGAGAGTACCCGAATTTATTTTATATGTCAAAAGATTTAAAGTGGGTAGATACACAAAGACAAGTATCAAATAAACTTTATAGGCAAGACAAACAATTAGTTCCTGGATTTACTATGTCAATGAAAACAAGACCATTAGTTATTGCTAAATTAGAAGAATTTTTTAGAGAGAAGCTTGTAAAAGTTAATTCCAGGAGATTAATTGATGAATTATTCGTATTTATATATAATGGACAACGCGCAGAAGCTATGTCTGGATATAACGATGATTTAGTAATTTCATATGGAATTGCACTTTGGATAAGAGAAACTGCTTTAAGGTTAAAAGCAGAAGGTATCGAATTACAGAAAAAATCTTTAAATAGTATAAATTCGGTAAATTCTGCTAATGGTATTTATACTAATAAAACTTCTGAACAAGAAACTTGGGAGTGGGAATTGAAAGGAAAGAAAGAAAGTCTTGATTGGCTTTTATAATTAAGAGGTAAAATATGGCTGATACATCATTATTTAGTAGACTACAGAGATTATTTTCTACAAATGTAATTGTAAGAAATGTTGGTGGGAAAAAATTACGAGTAGTTGATACTGACGAAATGCAAGCTACACCCAAATCTAATTTAATTGATAGATATACTAAATTACATAAGGGAATTGGATTAAGTGGTTATAGCGATACGGGATTAATTAAAACAATGCGATTAGGATTGTTTAAAGATTATGAAGCTATGGATTTAGATCCAATTATAGGTTCTGCATTAGATATCTATGCAGACGAATCTACTATGAAAAGTGAGTACGGAGAAGTTTTAACAGTACAATCTAATAACGACAATATTAAAACAATATTAAATAATTTATTTTATGATATTTTAAATATAGAATTTAATTTGTGGCCTTGGGTTCGTAATATGTGTAAGTATGGTGATTTCTTTTTAAGATTAGAAATTCAAGAAAAGTATGGTATTACAAATGTAGAACCACTTTCTCCATATGATATTTCAAGGATGGAGAATACTGATCCAGAAAATCCAGAATATGTTAAATTTATACAGGAAAGTGGAGATCCACGTCATTCAGTTAGTGCCGTTAAAACTGAATATGAAAATTTTGAGATTGCACATTTCAGAATGTTATCTGATACTAATTTTTTACCATATGGTAAATCTATGGTAGAAGGTGGTCGTAAGATTTGGAAACAATTAAGTCTTATGGAAGATGCTATGTTAATTCATAGAATTATGAGAGCACCAGAAAAGAGAGTTTTCAAAATTGATATAGGTAATATTCCGCCAAATGAAGTTGATAACTATATGAATAAAATTGTAGATAAGATGAAAAAATCTCCTGTTATAGATAAAGCAACAGGTGAATATAATCTTAGATATAATATGCAAAATATAGCAGAAGATTATTTTATGCCAGTTCGTGGTGGAGATAGTGGAACATCAATAGAATCAATGCCAGGGCTAACTTATGATGCAGTAGAGGATATAGAATATTTAAGAAATAAAATGATGGCAGCACTTCGTGTACCAAAAGCATTTCTTGGATATGAAGAAGGCTTAGGAGCAAAAGCAACTCTTGCCGCAGAAGATGTACGGTTTGCTAGAACAATAGAAAGATTACAAAGAATCACAGTATCAGAGTTAACTAAAATAGCTATTGTTCATTTATATTCACAAGGATTCCAAGATTCAGAGTTGGTAAATTTTGAATTAACATTAACAAATCCATCTACAATTTATGAAACAGAGAAAGTTGAATTGTGGAATAGTAAAACACAATTAGCATCTTCTATGATACAAGATGGCTTAGTTTCTACAGATTGGATTTATAAAAATATTTTTAATTTTACAAAAAAACAAATTAAAAAACAGGATGATCAAATTTTATTTGATTATAAGCAAAAATTTCGTAGATCTCAAATTGAAAATGAGGGAAATGATCCAGATAAATCAGGGCAATCGCAAGGTACACCAGCAGATTTAGCTATGGGTAGAACTGGACACGAATTAGAAGATGAAGGTGGTTCACCTCCAGGCGGATGGAATGGCGCAGGAAAACCAAAAGAAAATCCTAAATACGGTAAAGATGGTAGTGCACGTGGTAGAGATCCATTAGGTAGTAATGATAAAAAACGTGCTAGTAAAGGAATTGGTAATATGGCATTAGCACATTACGATTCAATGAAAAAAACTCTTTCAAAAATGGATAAAAAAGGTGTACAGTTGATAAGTGAATCGGAAGAATTAAAGAAAGAGTATAATAAAGAATTAGATTCAACTAAAGATTCATAAATAGTGTATTTTTAACTATGAATATATTTATAGTTAGGTAATAACACAATAATTATTGGAGCATAGCTATGGCTAGAGTAAAACACTCGAAATTTAAGAATATTGGTATTTTATATGAACTTTTGGCACGTCAGTTGACAAGTGATGTATTAAGAGATAAAAAAGATGGGATTGCAGTAGATATTTTAAAAGAATATTTCGGAAAAGATACAGAAATATCAAAAGAATTGGAATTATATAACATTTTACAGAATAAAAAGACTAATAATTCTAAAAAAGCTGAAGATTTGTTAGAAATAGTAATAGATGCTAGGAAAAAATTATCTAATGCTAAATTGAGAAAAGAAACTTATAATCTTGTAAAAGAAATTAAAACAGTATTTGATACAACTGCATTTTTTAAAACACGATTACCAAATTATAGATTTTATGCCTCAGTATATAATTTATTTGCAGATGCGGGTACTGGTAAAGAATTAAATCCAGTAACCAAAGTAAATAGTAAGTATACTATTTTAGAAAATATATCTTAATCTATCTAACTTATAAAAATAAATAATTTTATAAAAAACTAATCTGAAATCGTGCCGCCACCAAGAACCTTACGCCCTTTGTAAAAAACAACTGCCTGACC